CTTTCTTAAATGCTGGTATAACTCTACCAAAATCACCTTCAACAGCAGTATATGTATCAGCAGAAGCACTTGGAGATGTATTAGCTACTTGATATGTAAATGTATCAACATCAGATACAGTAATAGTAAATGAACCATTTGGGTCTTCATTTCCTAAATCTAAGTTTTCTATACCTATAAAGTCTCCAGTTACTAATCCATGGGCAACTGTAGTATTAACTGTAACAGTTCTTGATCCACCAGATCTAGTCGCTGATGCTATGTTTCTTGATGTAAAAAACTTCTTACACTCAAGTGGTGCTTGCTCGTCTCTAAATAGTATAATCTTATTTAATACTTGTAGTAACTGAGATGCCACAGGAACAGTCTCACCTTCCTCAAAAGACATATTGAACTTTGTCTTAGTGTTAACATTAACTGCAACTGCATTTGTTACACTAGATAGAATTACAAATTCATCAGTAGATACAGAGTTATCACTAAACCTACAAGATGATGTCACCTCAGTATTAGTTGCATCATTTAATGTTAGCTCTACTGATCCACCTGCATGGGGTAGAAAAAGATGATCACTAAGTTCTGCATAGTTAGAAGCACTACCATATGTAATTGGATCACTTGGAAATGCTTCCCAGGTAAGTACAACACCTTCTGCCACATTAAAAGATGTAGCAGTAGTAGTGAAGTCAAATTTGAATGTAGTAGCAGTTACGACAGTAATCGTTTGCTCACCATTTGGTGGAGCAGGATCACTACCACTAGCTTTCTTTATACCTTCTATGACTACCTTGTCTCCTACGACAAGACCATGTTCAGTTGATCCTGTTGTAATGGTTACAACATTAGCACTTACTGTGGCTGCCGATATAGTAAAAGGTAATCTTAATACTGTACCTGCACTTTCTTCAGCAGTAGTAGGCAACCTAACTGCATTACCAGCTACAGTAAATGGGGATACAATATTAGTTATACCCTTACGAACTTGCCACTCACCATTGAGATCAAGTCTTCCATTTATACTAGAGCTAAGAAACCCTTGTTGTAACTGATCCGGGCGCAGACGATTATTGTACCCCTTGAAGCCTAAGTCTAAGTCTTCGAGGGTACGATCGTCATTGTTGCCATACTTGTCATATCGTGCCATTTAGTTTTTGAAAGGATTTTTATTAAGTGAAACTTTATATTGATAAAAGAATTTTCCATTTAGCTTACCCGTTGGCTTACCCATGTTATCAAGTTGTCCACCTTCTGCAACCCAAGCATCAGCTATAGCAGTCTTATATTCATTTGAGTATGCATTCATACCCTTTGTGGCTGAGTTAAGACGATCCCAAGTACCCGCTAAGTTTTCTGAATCTATTCTCTTTTGCTCATTGGCTGCTTCTGTTTCAGCCTGCTTGTATTCTTTTAAATCTTTATTGTACTGAGCCATATCAATATTATATTGATCATTTGTATTACCCTTTTTTGTTTTCCTGTAGTCATTAGCATTTGGTCTCTCAGGTTTACTGACTCCATCCCAAGAGTATGGGGATACAAAGTCTGTTGTTTCACTTTGGGTCTGACTCTTAGGTTGAGTCTTTGGTTTACTTTCAGCAGTAGGGGTAGTAGGAGCTACTGGTTCTACACCTGATGGTGTAGGTGGTTGCATCTGACCTGAACCTCCACCTAAGATTTGTCTAGGAACATATGTTGCTGCTTTCACAAGACCTTCAATAGCTAAGTCCAGGACATTTTGTTTTGTAGGTAATATTTCTCCTAATACTAATTCGCCATCAACTATTTGAGAAGGCGCTCTTCTTACTCCACGATCTCCTCTTTTGGCTTCTCTAGCTCTTATGATGTTTTCTCTTTGTAGTCTATTCATGATATTAAATTGTTAACATTTCCACCTGCGGAGTGCAAGTGCTTTACGAGTTGGTCTGCCCTTAGAGTCTTTCATGGGTCCTTTGACTCCAGACATTCTAGCGCAAAATGATTTCTTTCTAGCTTTTCTTTTACCAGTAGGCTTAGACTCAGTAACTGGTGGCTTTAGATTAGCACCAGTCTTTCTCTTAAAGTAAGCTCTTCCTGCGGCAGTTAGTCCACCCTTCTTCGACTTATGCTCTTTTCTCATATTAACTTTCTTTCTACTATCCTATAATCTTTAGTGGGAACAACCATTAATCCAATAGAAGGATATTCCGACTCCTTTGTTTCTCCTTCTTTTCCTAAAGAAGGATGAGGTGTAGTTCTAGTTTTCTTCCGATGTATTTCGACTTGATTGTATACTTTGTCAGCCATTATGCTTTTCTCCTTTTATGTGAGTAAGGGATTCTTTTACTACTTGTTTTGGTTCTTTTAAATTTTGCTTTCTCTGATGAAGACATCTCCGATTTAGTCTTTGGAGTTTTAGAACTAACTCTCTTCGAGGGTCTGCAAGCGGGATATGCTCGACTGCTACCTTTGGCTGACTTTCTTCCACAAGGCTTCCCGGTTTTGATATCTACCCATTTCTCTTGATGCCATCTCCTAAGACTCATTTTACTTCTTTTCTAGGTTTATAAGAGGTGTATTTCCCTTTTGGGAATAACTTACCAATAACATATCCCTCTTTCTTTTCTTCTCTTTCTGTTAGCTTGTATGTTGGATGTTTTCTACCTTTGAGTATTTGTCCAGTTCTTGGGTTTCTTGATCTCATTTTACCTAGAGCATCTCTAGTTACATCGAATCCTGCACCTGCATAATCATATCCACTACCCTCTGGATCAAATGATATCAACTTCCTATTCATACCTTCTTTCTCTTGTATCCAGCGGCAGTTTTTCTTTTACCATCAGGACCCTTTACTTGTCCTTTGCATACACGAACTGCATATGAGTTAGCATAAGCTGATGGATATACATCATACTTTCTTTTGGCTGCTGCCTTACCTCTTGCACATAACTTACCCATTACTTACATTTACCTTTCTTCTTTGCCATTCTTTTTAATGTCTTAGATTGACCAGCATGAGCTTTGCTTGCTTTGTCTAATTTCTTAGCAACTGATAATAGTTTTCGCTTGTGCATTACTTTATCTTCTTTCTCTTTAATGCTTTGAAATCAGCACCAGTAATTTTATTTCTTGGTGGTGCTACTCTAGCTAGTTTCTTTTGTTTTGGACTGTATTTACTGAAAGGCATTATTTCTTTTTACCTTTCATTTTCGCACGACCTCTAGCTTTAGCAGCCTTTGATGGGCGACCTACTTTACTTCCATATGTTCCTTTTCCATAAGGCATGATATTATTTTCCTTTCTTGTTTTTAAAGTAGCAGAATGCTACAAAAATTCCTACTAATACTGCACCAATCAATCCTGCATCTGCTGGTTCTGGTATAGTTGGGACATCAACACTTAACCGATAAGATACTTCATCCCAATCATACTGCACCCCTTCGTATAACAAACCATCATATTCCGAGTAAGCCCACTCTGGTATAGATGGTACATAAAAGTAATTGGAACTAGTTATTGAAATAGTATCGTCCCAATCATATTCGGGTTCTACTACTAGTTCGGGGAATTGTAATTCGTGACTCATTTTTTAAATAGGGTTGTAAAGATTGATGCGAAACTCATGAAGAATTTCTTGATAAAATTGTCCTTCGGCAAGAACATCATTATAATAGATATTATACCAATGTAGGCAAATGCCATAGCCATCAGATCATCTTTGTAGTTATTTATAATATATTCTATCATTTTCCTATGTATTCGTTGTATGCTTTCATTTGGTCTTCTGTAGCATTAGCCGATGAGTCCTTTGAGTATATTCTAGCAAATATTGTTTCCTTGATTGCATCATCATTACCCTCATATTCAGTTCCTTTAAAAAACTGTCTTTGTTCGTCTGATATTTCTATATCTGGAACAAACCCCTCTTTTCTCATTTTTAATCTCATAGCTTCATTCATTGCTACTGATTCCATATTTCTATCTTTTGAGTATGGGTTTAATATAATATCATTGGTTTCAAAATTAGCCATTCCTGCAACATTAGGGTTTTGTTTAAAGTAACTATCTTCTCCAGGAAATAATTTAGGTCTTATTTTATAACCAAGTAGTTTATCATCTACTCTTTTTTGGGCATATTCTTTTGCATTCATGATGTTGGGGATACTATTCTTACACTTGAGTGAGGCTTGATATCATCACCTATTTGTTCAAATGGTGTTTCTATTATGGGTATAGCATCAGATTTAGCCTCAGATTGCTCTGTATCACCTTTTGATTCTTCTTGAGGGTCATCATTAGGCTTGACTTCTTTAGGCTCTTCAGTAGGCTCTGAGGATGATTTACTCTCTTTTGGCTCTGACTTCTCTGATTTTGGTTCTTGGGGTTCTTCAGTTTCTGAAGGCTGAGAAGCATTATCGGAGGACTTATCTTGCGAAGAAGACGAGGTTTCAGGTTTGGTGTCCGAAGACTCAGCAGATGGTGTGGAAGTCTGTGGTGGTTCGGAAGCCTCTGCTACGAAATTCTGAGCCTCGGCAACCTTCTCAGCAATAACTTCTTGTCCCCAATCATTAAGACTAGCAAAGTCCACAAAGTTATCAATAAACATTGGGACTTCAAATCTTTCTTCTATGACATCCTGGGCGACTTCGGCTACAAATATCTCAGTACGATCTTTAGCTATATCTACTTGAGTTACTGCCGCAGTTGATACTGCCACAGTTCCTGCCGCTCCCAACTGAGATACTTGGGTTACTACAGGTAAATCCTTTATTCTTTCTATAAGAGATTTCTTAAGCGCTTTAGCACCTTCACTAGCAGACTCTTGAGCCTGTTGTATATGCTCACTAATATCTTCGTGATCTTTTTCACCAAGGACTTTAGTGATTGAATCCCTAAGAGTTTTGAGTTCTTGTCTAGCTTGTTTTTTGTCCATTTACAAAGGTAACATTCTTCCATAATTATTTGCTTACTGCTGCTGATCCAAAGTAAAAAGATATAATGCTAATAACAGCAGTCTTAATCTCTGGTAAAATTATATATCCATGTAGTGTTTGGTATGTTGTACCTGTTGCAAAACCAAACCATTTACTATATTCACTAGCAACTGTTACACCCTCTTCACTATGAGCTAAGATAAATGGTGCAATGATTACTCCAAATAATACTGTTAATACTATGATTCGTCTAGTCCAAGCACCAAAGGCATCCACCCTTGCCGCCGCTTGATTCGCACTTTCGTCCGATGCTTTTTGTTTTTTGATCAAGCCTTCAGTAACTGCTGCTTGATTCTGTACTAATGTGCCGATGAGTTTAAACAAGAATCCACTTGCTCCACCACCTAGCATTGCTAATAATTCTGTACTCATTTTTTTAACTCCTTTGCTATTTTAATAATTGATAAAATCATATACACCAAAGTAGCCCCAGCTACTGCGATTGATGCTATGGTATCAATACTTGATAATTCAAAACTAATGAGAGTTCCTAATGCTCCAATAGTTGTTCTATAAATTGATTCTTCCATCATGCGAATGTTACAAAGGGGTTGTAAAAAAATCCTGCTCCACTTGGTGTACCAGAAGCATTTAAATAAGTTTGGTTTTCTCCAAAAAACATTTCATATGTTAATCTTCTGCCTGTTCCTGTTTTAAGAGTAACTGTTTTTTGTATTCTTTTAAATTGTTTAAAACCAGACTGAAGATAAGGAGTTATATCCTCAACTGTGCAATTAGTGTTTTCTCTAATACTATACTCTGTATTGCTATTAGCATCAATAGAAGAACTTAATCCAGACCAATGGTTTTTATTTAAACCACTACCTTCCTTGAAACTAAACATTTGACCATCTTCTTTAATATACATAGCATTTACATAGTTTACACCACCATCTATTTGATTAATATAACAACCTACTACATTTAAATCTCTTAGTTGATCATCTTCGGGTATCCTAACATATGCACCAAATGTAACTGTAGTAGCGCTATCTGGTATTGCTACACCTTGTGACCACCCTTGTCTTACCCAAGTTGAGCTATCTGGGTAGGTAGCAGGAGTGGTATTAAAGCACATACCACTTAGTGGAAAACTTCTAGTATTATCATTATTTGTATTAGTGCTATTGCCTGGAAAGTTAGTTCCAGCACCATATAATTTAACACACTTTCTTTGATTGTCTAATGTACCACCACCCAAATCTTTAAAGGCAGGAAAGTTTGCATGAAAAGAATTACCTACATAGCATTTAAAATCAGAGTCAGATGTAAACAACTGACCAAAATGCGCCCACTTCCCAAAATATACTACACCATTAAAAGCATTACCAAATGGTGGAGTTTCTGCTACATCAAATGTAGGGTTCTCTAAAGCATTGCCCGGAACACTAGGTGTCAACTCATTACTGCCTGTTGGTCTTCCATTATTGAAAGCACAAGCTAATGACCCATTAAGGACATTGACAGTCGGTTGTGTGGTAATAGACATTACTGTGTAAATTGAGAAGCTGCTACTACTGCATCTGAGCCTACTCGTAAGAACTTGGCTGCTTTGGCTGTTTGTATATCCCAAGTATATGAATTACCTGCATAGAGAATGTGACCTATATCTGCTGTAGGGTCTTGGTCATTATTATATGTTACATAGACATCATTATCTTGAACATCTAATACGACAAAACTTGTATCCTCATGAAAAGTAAATCCACCACTCTCTAGCTTGATAACACTACTAGATACTGTAAGCATCTTCATGTTGCCTGCACTTGAGTTAGGCTTTGGATATAGATTGACTACTAATGAATTTCCCATAATTTTTATCTGATTGATCTGTTTACATAAGTTGAAAACTTATGATTTAAAGAGTTGTTATTGTTTATTATATCAATGCGCTCAAGCTCAGTTGCTAAGAACATATCTGCTTTTTGTTCTTCAAAGGCTGCTTTATCATGCTGCCCATCCATTCTTAGGAAATCAGCATATGTTCCATGAGCTATATAATTAAAAAATTCACCCGGTACACTATTACCAATTGAGTAACTACTAATGAGTACACCTTTACTAGGATTGTTTTGTGGATCAATTCTTTTCTTGAAAGTAACAAAAACTTTATGTGTTCCTGAAGTAATGTTAAGAATGTTAGCACCATCGCTATCAGCATAAAAATCGTATTCAGTAGTTGATTGATTTAAAAATGCTTGGTCTTTATGGATTCGTATAAAGTCTATAATTTGTTCTCTCAATACCCTTACTGTAGAACTGTTATTTGATTCATGCACATCTTCGTAAGGCACAACTTGTTTTCGGTTAACAAATAAATTTGAAAGACTACCAGTAAAAGTCCATTCTTTTACTTCTGTTGGTGATGATAAAATACCATTGTCAACTTGTGTTGCTACTACTGTTCCACTTGTATATGTAACTATATCAGTTTGTGGGTCTCTACTGTAAGCAAATGCACCTAAAATCCATTTTCCATCACTATTCTGTCTCATAACATAAGATCGTGCAGAAGAATTTTGCGCATTCATTTGAGTGAATACATCGTTAAATTTACCAGTTGTATATTCAGACTTACCATATCTGAAATACAAACCATTCTCAAATGTACCTCCAGTTATTTCAAATGAACTAACATTTCTTTCTGATCCTACGACTACATATCTATCCCACATTGGTGAGGTATTATAAGCCATTACTGCTCTTCGATTAGCTAAATCAACAAGATTTGCTTTTTCCTCTGTGGTAAAATCATTTACTCCAGCGAGAGCTTCAACAGTATCGAATAAATCTGAATTAGTTCTTAGTAGCATTATGCTTTATTTGGTGATAAGTCTTTGTGCTTCTTATTGAAGTATTGTAAAAATTCTTTAGATAAGACAGTATCTGATCCATACTTCTTAACTAATCTAAAATAATCCCTAGCTGGGATTGTAGCAACACACTTACCTAAGGTAGGGTGTGTCTTTCCAACATTTTCTCTAGCCTCTTTGCGAGCTATGTCGGTTCTATGTTTTTCAGTAGATGCCTCTTCAATGATAGCTTTATTGATCATGTCAGCCATTGCTTGACAATGTTCTTTTTCATCCAGGGGCTTGTCTTTAAAATGTAGTATTTCCATAATATTTGTTATAAAAAAAGGGTGGCAGGTAGATGCCTACCACCCTATTGAATTAATTAGTTAGCTAATTCACCATCAGATTGAACGAGGTTTACAAATAAAGTAATCCTACCTCCACCTGCTAGTGCTTCGTCAGTTTCTCCTGCGGATGTAAAAGTAGCATCCATGTTTGTAACTGCAACAGGTACTGAGTCATTTGCATTTGTACCTTTGAAGTAATACTGCTTACCTGCAGTAAGAACATTTGCTGCACCTGACAGTAACTCTTGAGAATCCCACATACCATCGGCATCGGCAGTATCACCGATTGTAACCTTATATGATGAGAATGTGTTTGATCCAGAAACAGGTGCTGTTGGAACTAATTCGTCAACACGAAGTGCTGCTTTGAATATAGTTCCTACTACTTCTGCCTCTGCATTGTCTGCATCTTTTACCTTGATAGGTACTGCGCCTGCAGTAGGTACATCATTTGCGATGTCTACTGTTCCTTCGTAGTTATAGCCACGAGCTAATGTTTCGATGTTTCGTACTGGTTTTAATATTAATGAAGCCATGTTATTATCCTCCTATTCTAAGATTATCGTTTGATTATACCATGAGCCGCAGGAGCATAAACACCAAGTGTTAATGCACAGTCTACGAATCCTCGTTCACCACCACCCATGTTAGGTAGGCGAGATGATCCCATAGGGATAAGCTCGTGAATACCATAGTAGTCAGGGTTGATCATGTAACCACGATCGTGGTTTGCATTAGCACCTGAAACTGTCTCTGGGTTAGTAACTGGGTTCATGTTTACGATAGAAACGATACCGAAGTCTGATTGATAAATCTCAACAGATAGTTTAATTGTTGAGCTATTACCATCGTAATTAACATTGCGAACTGTAGCTGTTTGGTCACCTAAGCGAGCATAGTCAGCGATTTGTTTACGAAGTGATGTATCAGCGATAAGAACTAAGTTGTTCGCTTCACCATTCGCACGATAGATTGAGCGAATAAGAGTGTTGAACTGAGTCTCATTGATAGCTGAACCATTTGTATCAATAGATGCAGAAGGAGTTTCATACTCAGCAGGGATGTCAGCATTGTTACCATCCAAGAACTTACCAAGTCCTCGCATTTTGTAAGGTTGTGATCCTGTTTCTGCTTTGCGATCATTGTCTGAAAGAATTGTTGCTTCAACATCTCTTTTCAATTCACGAATAGCTTTTGCTTCAGCTTGTGCTACTTTAGCAGGTCCTACAGAGTCAACAGCTTCTTGTAAATCAGAAACCATGTAGTCTCTGCGAAACTTCTGAATGTAGTTACCAAGGCGAGCGCGGCTTGCGAATTGGTCTGTGAATGTTGTAACATCAGCGCCTTCGCTAACACCTTCGGTTGAGGGGTCAGCAAGACCATCGACTGTCCACTCAACAAATGTAGCATTTGCTTTTTGTTTGTTAGCAGACGAAAGAGCTGGTGTTTCTTCTGGAGCAAGGATAGTTAAGACATCTGTCAAATCCTCACGATTAGAAACACTTGGCCCTTGAGTTGTAACTGGCTGTAAAGCCGGGTTGAATGTATCTGAAATAGCCATTTTGGTTATTATTTAATTGTTATTGTTTGGATAATTGAGCAGTTCGATATTTGATGAAAGAATCTCTTGATCCAGTTTCTTTAAATCTAGAATTTAGATCAGCGAGAGCCTTTTGACTTTTTTTAGTACGAGAGACTATTGGTGCAGATGAAGCACTTGTCTTTGGAGGTGTAATTGAGACTTTACTTGGTGTGTCTTGTACTAGCTTTCTACCATAGATACTATTGGCTGCATGAGCAATAATGTATGGTAATTGGGCTGATATATCAGGATCAACATTGTTCTGTAGATCAATGAATCGCTTATCATTAAGCATTGCCTCGTAATTTTTACGAGTGTCATTGTCTTCACCACTAAGCCATTCTAACTCTTGCTTTGCTTGAGCATCAAATGCTTCTCTAAGTTGTTTTCCTTGTTCAACACTCTGTAACTTATTTAGTTGGTCTGGTAAGAATGTGTCTCTTGCTTTCCGAGCTTGCAATAAACTCTTTCTCACTTGAGCCTTTGTGACTTCTTTACCATCTACTTCTGTTACATAATCATCTGCTGCATAGCCATCTGACTCGAATAATGTGTCCTCTGCCCAGGAAATGATATCATTTACTTCCTGTGCTTTACCTTGGAGGTCTTCAATGGTTTCCAAGTTTGAGTAAGGATTGTTTTCGATCGGCTTCTTAACATCAAGAGGATTACTCTTACCCTCTTGCATAGTTCTCTGCAACTGTGCTAATTTTTCTTCAGCCGCTTTTCGCTTTGCAGTAAGTTCGCCATATCTGGCTACAGCTTTACTACCTAGCTTTTGACCAAGTTCTTTAATCTCGTCCTCAGACATTTCGTCTAAGTTGTACTGTGAAAGAACATTAGTAGTTTCCTCTTCGGTCTCAACAGGTAACTGCTCGTTAACCTCTTCAACCTCTGTTTCTTCTACTATCGACTCTGGGACTACCTCTTCAGAAACTTGTTCTTCAACTATTTCTTCGGGTTGTCCTAACCTACGAGCTATAAACTCGTCTGTTGATGTATTTGCCACAGGATTTGTTTCTGACTCTGCGATGTCAGGATTCTTTATATCTGTCATAATTTCCACTTTCTTTGCGCCTAAGCGATTGCGATAAATTCATTATAACATACTACCCAAATCGTCTTTTGATATCCTCAAAATTTACGAGTTGTAGTATTTGATCGTATGCCAATATTCTACCACTTACTTGATGTAAGTCTTCATAGTTTGCTTTATGCAACTCAGATATACATTCTTCTCTAAGTTGGTGAATATTTAGTATGAAAGTCCCAAAACTTTCATGATGTTCAAGTGCTTGTACTGCTTCTTCTAGTGTCATATATTTTGTGTATCAATATTACCCATAGCCGCAGGTTCTGTACCTATGCGACCAATTTGTGCATTTTGTTGTTGTTGCATCATAAAGGTATATTGACCACTATATTTCTCTAGTCTAGCCCTAAACATTTCATCTTGTGCCATTCTTTGTTGTACATCGGGCTGTCCTACATACTGTTGTATTACTTGCATAGCAACTTGAGCGCCATTTGGTCTAGCAGGCATTTCAATACCAGCAAATATTTTAGCCAAGTCATCAGTAACTTGCTTAACAACTTGCTCCATGGCAGTCTCTACTGGTTGTAATATTTGATCAGCCAACACAGGATCAACTGAGTTTGCTATAACTGTAAGCAATTGGTCTACATTTATGCGACCATTTCGGTCTAATGCAGTCAATGCTTGTATTTGTGCAAGTTTTTTCTCTTGTACTTCTGGGTCTGTATTTAATACATCGTAAGATATAGTTACATCAAAGTCTTCACTAGGGTCACCTTTACCAAATGTTTGTGGGTCAGGAGAGCCTGTTACTCTAAAGAAAATACTATCAGGACCAAATCTTTGGAAACATTTGTATGCTAGTTTAATTGTATCAGCACAATGTTTTAAAAATTTATTTGTTATGAACTGTAGCTTCAGTTGGCTGATTGGAGTTCCATCAAGTCCCATCAATCTGTCAGCTTGTGCTTGTAGAGTTGTTTCAATCTCTACTGATCCAGTAGGTGGTGGTGGAGTTGGAGCAAAGTCCAAGTCACCCTTTCTTCGATAAGGAATATATCTACCCGGACCATAGTCTGTTGGAGCTTGCCCAACAGGATGTATGATTGGAGGCAAAGTTGCCAATGAGTTTCTATCAACTCTAGAATCTCTTTCAACTTTTACTTGGTTTTGTATACCACGAAGAAGATCAGGGGCAGTCATTGTATCATACAATCTCTTTGAATCCTCTGATAATTTAGTAACAACAATAGGATAATCCTCATAGCCATTCAATAATTCATGAATTGCATATGCAGGAGCATCATTGTTGCCGCTGAATTGTTTATGGAACACAGTATAGTATATCCCTTCTGAACCATCCTCTGGGTCGATTAATCGCTGGTATCCATAAATTAATTCTATGAGGTCTTCTGCTTCGTAACCATAATCCTGGATTAAGTTACTTCTACGACCTTCTTGTTCTTTTTCAATATCAGAAACATCTACACCTTTGTAGTTATCTATCATCTCTTGAACAAAGTCTGCATCCCATCCATCTGTTGTAACCTTTAGCTCTAACTCTTGTGGAGTATAGAAGTTTCTCCAAAAACAATATGGGGCTTTTTGTGGATCAGTAACATAAGCGGGGAAAAAGAAATCAAAGTCAGGGGCTAGGGTTCTAAGTTCAGGAGCATTTACTTGTCTCTTAACTATTGGAAGCTCTGCTTTACCCTTAAGTCGCAAGTCTTCAATTGCCTTTTTCGCCCTTTTCTCTGTTACTCCATTAAAAATTCTTTGAAGCAAAGCAATAAGCTCAACTTCATTTTGATCTGTTTGGATTGCAGTAGCAATCTCTGGTGACATCTGAGCGATTTGAACTAAGTCCAACTCTTGTAGGAACTTTCTGTCCTCTCTTTGCCAACCAACATGGCTAATTAAGATGCCGCGCTCTAATAAGAAATTACATCCTAGCTCCATTTCTTTTTCAAATCTAGAAATGTAACCAGAGCTAATCATCCATTTGAGAAAACTAGATACTACTTTTGATCTAGCAATGTCACTCACTTCTACTGGGAATGCAGATACATTCGCTCTGTTAAGAGATGACATCAATAGAGCAACGAGTCTCTGTATTCTTTCATCAATAACATGAGCTTCCATATCTGATGCACCTTCCCAAGGGAAAGCATCTGCTCCATGTTTGCGATGGTCTCGGCTTTTACCAGCCCAATAGTTTCTGCGATTATCGTAAGAATCTCTGCATAAATCAAAGTATGGCTCTAACTCATTTACTGTTTGCTCGTAAGCATGGCGCAAGTGATTAATGTTTGGCTCATCTGAGATATATGTGAGTGACTCAGTAATTTCTTGGTCTTCCATATGTTTTTATTGTATCATTAATATCAAACGATCTTTGGGTCTATCATAACATATCTGTCATCTACCTCTTCTTCTACATGAATGAATTGTCCTGGTCTAGTCATTTTTGCATACCTTGGTGACATCTTCACAGGCACTACACCATTCTTTTCTTTTATATGTACAAATACAAATCTAGGATTTGGGGCTTTGTTTCTTATTCTACCACGATAGACTCTGGCTTTCTTGATTGCCATAGGTATAGTATCCTCCAGCAAGTCTTGTCCTACCTCATCTATCCAAGTATTCTTACCCCTACCTGTTATTGATTCTTCTGTTAAGTTATTGAAAGCTATATCCATAGCTTCCTCAAAAGGAATGTTGTAATCCTCTGCAATATCTTTTAGCCTTTTCTTAGCCATTGTTAGTACCCTCCCTTGGTATTCATTGTTGTTTCTAATTGTCGCCTCATTACATGGTTGGGGCCTTCACCACCATTTGTCATCCTAAGATATCGTATTACATCAAAAAAGTCTTTGAGGGCTTCGTCTGCTTTGCCCTTACTACCATAGTTTATTAGTGAATCAATCAAGTTTCCACAGTCTTCGTGGATATAACACATAGGTCTATTGGCTTTATCTATTGGTACATTTGGGTTATAGCTGAACCATTCGTCTAATGCATTGATTCCTACCTCTTCCATTCTACCATCACTAGCTATAAAGTTCATATTATAGTCATCAAATGCCCTAAATAGGTCTTCATTGTTCTCATTTTCCTTTGCGAAGAAGCGAGAGTCACCAATCCTTTCGTATGGTTTTATCTTCAAATCAGCCTCTATCTCATTGAATAAGTCTACATATCCCTCGATATTGTACCCAATCTTCTTAGATGCAGGACCATATCTCCACTTTGGATCACCAAACAATGCCCATTCACCATATGTATTCCTATCAGGGAACTCTTTTGCTATATAAACAATGCCATCTTTATCTACACCCGCCCATATTGCAGTATAGTTTCTAGCACCCGCTGGGTCTACTACCATATATGTTGTGAACTCTCTTTGGTTAGATATATCTGGAAAGCTCATCCCATATCTATTTGGCTCTTTGCCTAGAACATTTACCTCTGTGTTAAATAATGGCAACAATGTTGTCATTGATTTGACTGGCACACCATATGCTCTAACTAATATTTCATCTTCGGGACGACCCTCTAGGTCTTTTGCAATTCGCTCGTAGCCCCCAAATGGGTTTTCATCTGAATGTAAATAAACTACAGAGGCATCTCGCTTTGGACTATACTGTTTTATCGGCAATGACTTATTATTTAGCAACTCAGCTTTTCTTGTTTCTCTTGTTTCTGCTCCTTGTAAGTAGTCTGATATAAATGGTGTGTACCCATCAATCGGAGTGAACCCTATCAATAGCTTTGAGTTCCTGGTCGCAAGACGAAACCTAAGAGTGTTAACAAGTGTAGCATCACCCAAGTATTCGTCTAACCATGTACCTACATTGAGGGCTGACTCTTGCTTGAACCCAAACTCAAAACCCTCAAGTATTGTCTGATTGTTAGTAAATTGTGTATAAGTCTTGAAGTCTACTCTAGTCCTAGTATCTGGGAAGATAAAGCTACTACCAGTAAACCCATTCTGCATAGAAAAGTTAATATACCCCTCAATGCTTTTGGTCTTCTTCCTAAACTCTTTGGGCATCATCTCCCATATAGCAGCTTGTTGTACCTTTACAGATGTATCAGCATTTTGCGAAAAGCATACAACATGACCATCATTGTTCTTAGTAACTGCTTCCATTACTATCTTTGCACACCCGGTTGTCTTACCAGATCTGTTACCCCCAAGAACTAATACCTCATTTGAGTTATACAAACCTTCTCTGATTCTAGTCCAACCATCTAACTCAAACCCCAAATTCAATGGGTCTTCTGTCGCCCATCTGATCCTATCCTCATAGACCATATGTAAATGCTCTAGTGTAGCCCTATCATTCTCTAGCAACCAAACAATCTCTTCATCACTTGGTGGGGTCATCATGGGGTGTTTAGTAAATTTAATCTCCATCTTCTTCTATCTCTTCATCCTCCCATATAATATCCAAGATATCCATCTTACCCTCCATATCTTGCTTGGTTTCATTGACCAACATCTTACCTACCTTGTAATTTGTATAATCATAGAATAAATCACCATCATCATCTAGAACTATAAACATATAGTTCGGAAAATGTTCCCCAAGATTCCCACGAATCCTGTCAAATAAATCATCGTAATCTTCAGTTATTGCCATCTACTTCTACCACAGTACCCTTTACTCGCTTCATTTTCTCAATTCGCTTCTTTGCGGCATTGAGAGTTTCTTCATAGTCTTCTTGTGTATAGACCTTTCGGTCTTCTGTGATCTGTGTGGCTTCTCCCCTAGCAGTTAGGGCTTCTCTGATTGAGTTAGCTTTTGCTATAGAAAGCTCCTTGAGGTCTCTGAATGTTGGTTCTAGCTCCCCACTTTCCATTCTGGTTCGGACTTGTTCTATCAAATCCTCTTCCAGGCTACTCATATTCATATAGTTTTTGGCGGCAATATGACCAGATAGTTCTTTGAACTTACCCAAATGGTCAGCATAATCTGTTAGTACACTAATGACAGTCTCCCTATCATACCCATACTTCCTTATAAGTCTTGTCTGACTTGTGCCTGTGGAATAAAGATAGATGATATTCGCCACCTTCTCAGGGGCATACCGACTTAGGCTCTTAACCTTCATGGCTTCCTTCTCATCTGCTACCTTAGATATAGATTTCTGTATCTCTTTAAATAGCTCCTCTTTTTCCATATTTCAGATATTGATAACATTTTGCTTGACAGTCAATGTTATAATTAATAAATCTTAATGGGGTATACATAATGATGTCTCTTGATCATCATAGGTGTTACTTTAGGATTTACTCTCTCCCCTAGAGAGAGTGTACTTAAGTATACAAATAAATAGGTAAAAAAAGAGGACTACCATTGCTGATAGTCCCCTAAAACCCATTAACTACACAGTTGGAATCGCCCAACTGCATAGACCATCATTCATATCCATCATCGCTTGTCAAGCCCTTTGAGTGAGGAATTTTTTTAGACCCCACCTTATGATATACAATTTACCACGAGCCGGGACCCCTCGCCCGCCCCCGCCCGCAGGTGCGATTGCGCACGACACTTTATCGTTGTTCTCGACCGACCGAGGAAGCAAGGGGGATCGCTGTGTCCCAGACCTAGCCAGAGGTGATCCTCGGAGGACCCAGGGTCCCTTTGCATGGCCCTCACAATTCAAAACCTCAAATCCAAAACCTCGGATTGCTTGAGTGGAAAATTTATTTCGGTAAAATCAAATG